TTCCTAGCTTTCCCTTTTGCTACTAATCCCGCAATCGTATTTTTAATATCTAAAAATCGCAAATCGTGTAAATCAGCATTTATGACTTTATATCCTTTGTATTTTTTTGGAAGTGATTTTCTAAATACCGCTGATATATTTCCGCCTTTTTTCAAAATATCAAATGCTTCTTTTTTATTATCTTCATTTAATGAATATGTGATATGATAATTACTTGGCAATTTCCCATTAACATAAGATAATGCTCTCTTATAGATTTTTGAATAATCATAAAAAGTAATATTTTTAAATTCTTCCATAAGTCCTGTATTTTCCCATGAAATATCAGAAGTACCATTTAAACGAATACAAGGTATTAAATTTCTATTTTCAGCTTTTGCTATGAATGATTTAATTTCTTTTCGTATTTGATTTAAAAATGTTTCCCTTTCTTGAATATACCACCTTGTTTTATTTATTCTTCCCTGTTGCACACTACTAAATGCGCCATGCCCTGCTGTATATAAACACGCTTTTTTACAACCTTTTGAAGCCATAGGACAAACATTAAATCCACTTTCGTTGCTAGGAGCAAGATAGAGAATAGCTGTTAAATATCCATATTTCTGACCTTTTACAGTTTTGGCGTTATTATCAATATTTAAAAGTTTTTTCGATTTAATGAATTTTAATTTTTTCATTTTTCTTCCTCCAAAATATCTAAATCAAAATCGTCAACTAAATATTCTAATGGTTTAAATCTTACACCCTCTTTTATTCTGTATATTTTTGTGTTGCCTTTATTATCTAGAATATCGTTGCCTTCTTCATCAACTTGATAAAAAGTAATATCGTATATTAAAGCTGTATTAGTCATTTTTAATCCTTTCTATTATTCCCATATAATTAGGATAAAATAAAAGTCAAGTTATTTTTTTCTTTTTTCTATTGACTTATAAATTAATGGGATTATATAGGATAATGTACACCCGCTGTATTGCTTGTCAAGTTCGCTACTTGGATATGCTGAATAAAAATAAAATGCATTTCAGCTACAGCGGGATAACTAGAAAGGATTAAAAATGAAAGTAAAAGATTTATTAAACGTTCAAGAAGTTTTGGAAAAAAGAAAAACGCCTTGCGATTTGCATGAAGAAGCTAATTTATTAAACCAACATTTTTCACGATCTAAAAATGAATATATGGATATTTTGGATATGGATTTAGTTCATTTAGTTAGATCATATTCTAAATGTTTGGATATGGAAAAAGTAAGTGATCAAAATTTAATAACCCAAAAATTAGATACAATAATTGATACTAGCTATGAATTAAGGGGGATAATAAAAAATGACTGAAGAATTATTTTGGAGACGTGTTTCTAACTTATGGAAAATATATACTAGCATTACAGACGATCTAGTATATAGAGCCATGTGGGAGAAAAAATTAAAAGAATTAATGGAGAAAGGATTTGAAAGATGACAAGTTTCAGTATTAGATTAGATATACCAGATACAGATTTAAGAGAAGCGGATATTTCTTATTTAATTGATAAAGCATTAAGACCAATTATCGACACAAACAAATTTGAAAATGTTGAAATTGATGTGGTTGATATAACAGAAGGAGGAAGATACGTCGAATGAACATATTTTTTTTACATAAATTTCCATCAAAAGCAGCGCAATATTTGTGCGATAAACATATACCTAAAATGTTACTAGAATCAGCGCAAATGTTATCAACTGCTGTTAGAAAGTATGAAAAAGAAACAGATACAACGCCACTTGCTGAACCAATATATAAATCAGCGTACCCTAATCATCCAATGACAATATGGGTATCTGAAACTTTAGGTAACTTTAATTGGGCATTAGATAATGCGATATGGATCAATAATGAATATCAATACAGATTTAAGAAAAACCATAAATCATACAAAGTTATTAAAAATATAATTGATTTTGAATTAATGGCGCATATACCAGACGGTGATATGACAATGCCACCACAGTGTATGCCAGATGAATATAAGGACAATGATTACGTAATTGCCTATCGTAATTTTTATAAAGGCGAAAAAGAATATTTCGCTAAATGGGAAAAAGGCAGACAACAACCAGAATGGTGGTAAAAATGGAAAGAACTGAAATAGGAATTGGAAATATGCGAATAGACGTCGTCGGTGATAATACGGTCTATATTAATATTAATGGATATACTTACTACATTGACGATTCAACAAACGAGCAACTACTAGAAAAATGGAAAGAAGAGGAGAAATAAAATGAAATATAAACAACAAGATAGTAGAGTATGTATGTATTATATAGCAGATAAATTAAATCGTATTTTATCTGAACCAAAAAAAGAAATGGAGAAAGCGTTAAAGGAATTTCATGAGGAAATGATCTATAACCTGGGAATTAACTCAATGCACAATCATTTTGGAGAAGAAAATGACTAAAGATAATTTTTTAATGCCAGACTATTATAATACAAGCAAACCAAAGAAGGAGGAAATTTTAGTTGATAGAAAATGCTATATGTGTGGTACAAAAGCGAAAATGGGAAAATTTGAAAGATACTGCTCTGTTCAGTGTAGGAATAGAGCAAACTATATGGACACTTCCGCGCATGGAATTAAGTTTAAATAATTTATTAAAAAGGAGAAAATATGTTAAATTGGCTATTAGAAAAATTACAAGAACTTGTAAACAAACTTAATGAGTAGAGGATTATTCCTCTACTTCCTCGATTTCTTTAAATTCAACACCAATAGCTTCACCATTGATAACATTATGATCTCGGATCTCTTTGAGTTTTGCCTCTAATTCTGGTCTAGTCATATTATCAAGCGAGGCTGTTACAACTTCTTTACGATCAACATAAAATCCTGCTAATTGACCTCTACGATATTCAGATTGAACAGCAGGACCAAGTTGTCCATTAGTTACAGCAATATCGCGTAACCTGGATAATTCTCTTGCGTGTTTAACAAAATCTATTTTACTTGCTTCTGCATATTCTCGCTGCAAATTTTCAATTGCTTCTACAACTTTTGGAAAGTATTTGGGATTTCTTAGGTTACAAGATTGTGAAACAGCAGACTTTTCAGAATATCCGGCCTGTTTTGCACATTCTGTAGCTGTTAATCTACCATTTTCTTTGACAAATATCTCTACAAAAGCTCTTTGTTTAGGTGTAAGCGCACCATTTCTAATTTTAGGCATATTTTTACTTTAATACATTTTTTAACTTCTGTATAGATTATTTTAAACACTACTAATAATATAATATTATACTTTCATCCCAAAAATCTTATCTATTTTGATGGGATAATTTGATATAAGGTTACGTCTGGTTACGTCTAGGTTACGTGGTAAAAGTAACCATATTATTGTTATATTTCAATAGTTTATTGCTGTGGTTACGTGGTTACGTCATATTTGAGAAAAAATAAAAATTATTTTTTATTTCAGTTTAAAATTATCTATACAAAAAATAAAAAAGCGGTTGACTTTAATATTTATATGGGATAATAAGGGATAAATAGAAAGGATTATATGATAAAAGTAAAAATTACCTATAAAGACGTTATTGAGGCAAAAGATATAAGAGAAGCAGAGGACTTACTTCTACAACAAATGGAGAAAGACGTCATTTATAAGGATGTATCTGCTTATAATTTTGAACAATATATAGAATATTTGGAGGATTAAGATGAGACATTTTGCCCATTGTCCGAGGTCCAAAAACATGGTATCAAAGGACTATGAATCGAGCAGACATAATCGATCTTTATTGCGACGACGAGCCGGACATCTTATTTGCAGAGGGCTACGACGAAGCAATAGCCGGAACAGTATGGGACGGAGAAAGAACAAGAGTAGTTTACGACACGGAATTAATTTTAGAGTTACTTATGGGACGTAGTGAGATGACCTATGAGGAAGCAGTCGAATATTTCGACTTTAATATTGCAGGATCATACATGGGCGATTATACGCCTTTGTATTTAGAAACTTAGAAAGGAATAAGAATGACTAAAATAAAAACAAACGGATCCCCGGCAGGAATATATTTTTATTTATACAAAAATATTGTTATTTATATTGGAGAGGGAGTAAATGTCTTTAAACGAGCAAATGAAGACATTGAGAAAAAAATAGGGGATAAAAAATTTGATGAAATTAGATATATAACAGAAGATACTTTTTATTGGTTATCAGATGAAAGATTTAGAAAATATTATGAATATAGGTGGATATATAGATTTAAAGACACTGTAGTAAATACTAATAAACATAAAACTCCAACACTTGGACATTTTTTAGAAAAAATGTTTTTATGGGACCATTGCCCAGAAGCGGCGTGGCTTTCTCCAACAACAACAAGACGTGATTTTGCTTACCAAAATACATTTAAAGATAGAAGTAGATGGCACGTAAAAGGAACAAATTGGGCGCCAAATTTATATCCTAAAACATGGGAACAAGGGCTTAATTATAATAAACCCTTATTTGTTGATGGTGAATCTGCTTTTAAATTTCTTGTTAAACCTAATTTTAGGTACGAGGATGTTAGAAAACCAATGAGTAAAAAATTTAAAGGAGAGAAGCAATGTTTAAAAAAATTCACAAAGGATGAAAAAATTTTATCAAGGAAACTTCACAATGCTTAAACACCCAATGGTCCTTGTTTCGTGGTACGACGCTAAAGACGGCTCAACCGGTTGGCACAGCGTAAGTGAAGTGCAAAAAGAACCACTAGCCGTATGTCATTCAATGGGATGGCTCGTGTTCCATGATAAAACAAGAACGGTCATTATGGCAGACTATTCTAAATACGACGAAGAAAAAGACGGCGGACGCCATATCGCCATACCAACAGGATGGGTAAAAAAAATTACCTATTTAAAAGAAGACTATAAGGAGGTCACAAATGAACATGGATAGATTATTAGAATCAGTAAAGAAACACGAAGGGTATAGAAACAAAGTATACCTCGATACCCTAGGTAAGAGAACAGTGGGGGTAG